AAAGTTACTGTGGTTTTTTGGTCAAGTATTATTTAGGTCCTGAGTGAAAAAAATTTCCAGCCTTTCGCACTATACACATACTCGTAATTCCGAAGACCCCCCCTCCCCCCATAATAATAAAAACTTAAAATAAAAAGGCGCTTAATACTTGACCAAAGGCACACACTATCAATTACCCTCTTTATGCACACTACCCATTACCCATAGAGCATGCGCCCAGTAAGGCGCTTAGGGCATCTAGTAAGGTGTGCCTTAGGGCAATGGGCTAGGCGGGTAATTGGCCTTGTGAGGGGGGCAATAGAGCCAGTGGAATGATGTGCCTTTGATGCATTGCGTGGTGTAAAAGTAATTTCACTTAAAACGCTGGGCGTACTGGCATTTCATTCAGGGGGGGGGTCTTCGGAATTACGAGTATGTGTATAGTGCGAAAGGCTGGAAATTTTTTTCACTCAGGACCTAAATAATACTTGACCAAAGAACCACAGTACCTTTGACCCGATTACTAGGCATATTCGGGTCATCGTATTAAGTTTCCTTGACGGTTCCCCAACCAAAGTTTAACTTGTAATGTATGACAGCCAAAACACCAATGGCTCATGGGAGATTTATCTCGCATGACTAATAGCAAAACTAATTCTTTACCACATGCAATTGCAGGTCTCCCATCCGGCGAAATTATTCAAGGCGCACCCAACATCGTAAATTATACGAAGGAGGTTCTGCGAAATCCTCTTGACTCCGCAGACCCCACCGCAAAAAGCGCCTTATCCCTTCTTCCTGAGGAAGAACGCTTCATAGTAGAAAGTCATGCAAACCGCACGCCAGATATCTTCAAGCTTTCAGAAAAGCAACTAGTGACCCGTATGGGCCATGCAGGATTATCCGTCTCTGCTACGGAAAATCTTTTACGTAATCGCTTTTGGCTTGAATATGACCACGCCGTTTCTGGTAGCTATCCAAAGATTCGATTGGAAGAAGTAATCCGTGGTGTGTGCTCCTTCAAGTTTTTTAGAGAAGCTTTTTTATCTAATCAGTATTTAGTAGCCTATCTCATGCTTCCGCCGATGAATTTCAAGACCAAGCAAGAGGAAACTCTTATGTACGGACTTGATAAGATGCGGGAGATTCTTGATCTAGTGGCGATCGGGCCCACAGGACAAATAGACACAAAGATCCTTAGGGCCCAAATGGCTGTGTACCAAATATTAGAGAAACGAGTGCAGGGTGAGACTGTGCAGAAAATAGCCCATGCTCATGCGATGATCCCTCTTTCCCCTGCGAGCCAATCGGAGCTTGATCAGCTCTCTGAAGAAAAAATGCTCGCAGGTATGCAGGAGATGCTCGATAAGCAAAAGCAACGAAACACTACAAAAGCAGCTCTTTCTAACGTATTTGTAACATCAGCAAAGCCGTACCAAGGACATGATGCAGACGAGTAAAGAGCAGTTAGCAGCCGAGTATCGCAGGCTCAAAGCAGCGGAAGAGTTTAATACTCAGCGGGAGCAATCCCTTCCCCACCTGTATGCCTATGGCTGGTATCGCTGGGCGCTCACTGTATTTCACTCGACCAATAAAGTTACATTACTCACAGCGGGTAACCAATTGTCCAAAAGCTCTACGCAGATCAGAAAGATGATCCATTGGGCGACAGAGACTGAGCTATGGCCAAGACTATGGGACGAAACGCCGACGTTATTTTGGTACCTGTACCCCTCTCAACCAGTAATCAATCAAGAGTGTGCGACAAAGTGGGAGCCAAAGTTTCTGCCCAAAGGCGCAATGAAGGATGACCCAAAGTATGGGTGGAAATGGATTAAAGATGGAATCAATTATCGTGGAATATCTTTTAATAGCGGTGTGCTTTTATTGTTTAAGTCGTACTCCCAAAGAGCCGACGTACTCCAGACTGCTTCTGTTCACTACCTTGCTTGCGATGAAGAGTTGGATGTGGATCTTTATGATGAGTTAATGTTCCGTACTGCTGCGACCAAGGGGTATTTCTCCATGGTGTTCACAGCAACTAAGGGGCAAGACTTCTGGCGTAGGGCTATGGAGCCACGCGAAGGGGAGACGGAGGCGCTGCCAGATGCCCTAAAGCTAACAGTATCGGCTTATGATTGCTTGGAGTATGTGGACGGGAGGAAATCCCCTATTACTCTGGACTGGATCGCGCACATGCGCTCGCTCTGTAAAAACGAGACGGAAGTGCAAAAGCGTATTTATGGCCGCTTTATTAAGGCCGAAGGACGCATGTACCCAGCATTCGACATGTTACTGCACGTAAAGAGTCATCACCATATCCCAAAAGATTGGTATGTGTATGCAGGGGTTGATATTGGCTCCGGCGGGGCGGAGGATGACGAAAATACTGGTGAGAGAAAGAAAGCACCAGCACACCCTTCTGCCATCGTATACATCGGGGTGAACCCGAAATTTACGGAAGGACGTATTTTTCTAGGGTGGCGGGGAGACGGGGTTAAGACCATTGCAGGAGACGTGTTCGATAAATACCAAGACATGGTGGCTAAAAATAATCTTACGATTACCCAAGCAGCGTATGACTATGCGGCGGCGGACTTCGGGACAGTGGCACAAAGAAACGGTGTACATTTTCAAAAAGCAGTTAAAAAGCGCGAAGACGGTATTGGTATCGTAAACACCTTATTTGCAAAGAATATGCTGCATATTTATGATTCCCCTCAGCTAATGAAGCTTGCCAATGAATTGGCGACGTTGGATACTTTCGTGGATAAGCGCCATGCTAAAGATGATTTTTGTGATGCCCTAAGGTACGCAGCCATTCAGATTCCTTGGGATTTTAGTAAATTTGACGGTGATAATAAAGTGATAGAGGAGACGGAAGATGCAAAGCAACTCAGAGAACGTAGGGAACACCATGACGGTAAAAGCCGTGGGCCGGAAGAAGAAGCAGCCAACTGGGATATTGAAGAAGAGCTCAACGAATGGAGCAGCTACCTTGAATAAGTTGACGAGAGAGGACGTGTGCCTTATTCTAAAAGAGTGTGCTACCTCTAAAGTCTCCAAGATACAATTTGGTGATCTTTATGTTGAATTTGGAATCAGCGTGCAAGAGGGCCAACAGACCCTCGCAGCTCTCACCCAAAACCAGCACGATAAATTAAATGAAGCTCAAGTACAACAGGATGCCGAAGCACTCCGCCAAATAGAGGTTGAGGAGTTGATGCTTACTGATCCGGAAAAATATGAGGAGCTTCTTTCAAAAGGAGAGCTATAAATGTTGACAGCAAGTTACCACGGACAAATTGCACAAGACTATCAAGACGGCGCAGCCGACAGAGACGCTGAGAAAAAAGAAGCGGACGATAAGAAACTTATTGCTCGTCTTGACCGTGAGTATCGTGACGGTGAGAGTACCGACAAAGGTATTTTCGCGGAGATGCGCTCTAACTTAATGCTCATCGCAGGTGACCACTACACCAAAAAAGATTCTTTAATTAACCGCCGTATTCGCGATAACCAAGAACTTTCTGAAACACAAAAGCTTCGCCTTACTAAAAACCATACCCGCCGCATTTGCCATTTGTACTCTAACAATATTTTATCCGCTGGTCCCAATGTAGGGTTTTCTCCAAAGGATGAAAATAGTTTACAGGATTTAAAGAAAGCAGAGTTGCAACATGCAGTATGGTTGGACGCGTGGAATCGCTATAATCTTCCAGCTCATCGTTATCGCTGGATTGATTCTTTTGTGGGTGTCGGAGAAGTACACGTATTAGTCCAGTACGAAGAAGGCACAGGCGAGTTACAAGGATACGAGCCAAAGCTAGATGAAATGGGTATGCCTGCAATTGACGAGCATGGCATGTACATGCAGGACGACAGTAAGCCAATCTTTGGCGGTCGATTCATATTCCAAGAAATCATGGGGTTCAACCTCATTCGTCCGGCTGATTGTATCGATTTGAAAGATGCAGAGTGGTTGGACATTCGTGAAATGGTGGATGTAAATACACTCAAGAAAAAATTCCCAGAATTTAAAGATAAAATTAAACCCGAAGGCTCTGAGAATCAAATGCTCGTATTTGATGCTTCTCAAGGTGGCTATTCTTACGCGAAAAACCAAACATTGGTTAAGAAAAGATTTTATCGTCCATGTATTAAGTATCCTCGTGGACAATACATTTTCCGCCAAGGATCAAATGTTTTAGCGCAAGGAGAACTTCCGGGCGGTGTATTTCCGATCGTATCAGAATTGTTTGATGAAATTCCAACGTCTGCTCGTGGTCGTGCACCAGTAAAAACTATTCGTCCTTACCAAGTAGAAATTAACAGAGCAGCTTCTAAAATTGCAGAGCACCAAATTACTTTGGGTGACGATAAGCTAATTATGCAAAATGGCTCAAAGATGAGTGCGAGTGGAGCGATGCCAGGAGTTCGTGCTATCACTATCACAGGTGCAGCTCCTACTGTACTTCCGGGCCGTTCTGGTGAGCAATATCTTGAATACATGCTCGCACAAATTAAAGAACTCTACGAAGTGATGGGTATTCCCTCTGATCTTGCCGATGCCAAAGATACAGTGCAAGACCCGTACACGTTACTTTATCGTGCAGCCTCAAAGAAAAAAGTATTTCAAAGATACATTTCTAAATTTGAAGGCTTCATGAAAAAAGTAGTAGAGACATATCTCTTAATCGCGAAAATTCATTTGCCTGATGATGCTATTATCTCTGCGGTTGGTAAGAGTGAGGCGATTAACATTGCTGAGTTCAAATCAACTGAACCGTCTGGTTATGAAGTAAAGATCGAGCCACAATCAGACGATATTGAATCAAAGTTTGGTAAACAAATGGCTATTAATCATGCTCTTCAATACGTGGGCAATCAAATGTCTCGTGAAGATATTGGTAAGCTCATGACTGAGATGCCGTTCGCTGATTTCGACGGAATGTTTGATGACTTCACTATCGACTTTGAGGTAATGACGAACGAAATTCTAGCTATGGATCGTGGAGAGCAGCCACCAGTTTCTGAAACTGATAACCACGTGTACGCAATTAAACGTCTAAATGGCCGTATGAAAAAACCAGACTTTGCGTTACTACCTCCAGAAATACAGCAAGCATATGCTCAAAAATTACAGATTCACGCGCAAATGGATGCTTTCCAAAAGCAACAAATTCAACGTGCTGAACAAGGATTTATCCCTACTTCAGGACCACTTATTCGTTGTGACGTATATGTTACCGACCCAAGTAGCCCAACGGGTAAGAGTAAAAAACTTGAACTTCCAAACGATGCTGTTGTGTGGTTGATGGATCACTTAAAATTACAAGGAACTCAATTACAAGAACTTCATGAGATGCCACAAAATGTCCAAGCTTTAGAGGCTCAGTATTACGGAACTGGGACTGCTGTACCAAATATGGATGGGCCGCCATCTAACAACCAAGGATTTTAGCCAACCTACCAAACGGTTAAAATCTCCCCACCATAGGAGAATAGTATGTCATTAAGAGAACAATTAGCAGCACGCAGAGCAAGTCTTGAAGCAGGAAAAGAACCTGCCCCATTCATACCGGATGCAGATGAAGCTCCAGAAGTAGAAAACGATTCATTACAAGATGCAATCGAACCAGAAGAAGAGGCCGAAGTAGAGGAAAAACCCGCTGAAGAGGCTGCTACGGAAGAAAAACCAGTAGAAGAGCCAGTAGCTGCAGCAGCTACCGAAACACCTGAAGCAGTAGCGGCCACAGAGCAATTTGTAGCAGATTTTAAATACCGCGCTGACGGAAAAGACCTAGAAGTCCCTGAATTTCTTCGCGGACTTATTAAAGATAAAGCGTCTCAAGAGCAAGTAGTTAACATGCTTAAAAAGCATGATGCTTTTGACACTGTTTCGACACGTAGAGATCAATTTCGCACAGAAAGAGACCAAGAACGTGCTGAAAAGCAGAAATATGTGACCGCTATTGAAACTATGCGAAGCACGTATCAGCGTGGAGACATTGACGGCTTTTTGAAAATGTGTGAAATTTCAGAGGACAAGATGCTTCAATGGGCTACAGAAAAGGCTAAATATCTCATGGGGGATGAGAATTATCGCCGTACAGTAGACCAACAAAACCAACTTCGTCAAACCGCATGGCAAAAAGATTCCCAAGCAACCGACTACCAGTCAAAGTTCCAAGAAATGGAAGCAAGACAGTTGCACACGGAATTTAACTATGAGATGATGAAGCCTGAAGTATCTTCATTCGTAACTTCATTCGACAAAGCTTTCGGAAACGGGGCGTTTGTGAATGAGGTGAAAAATAGGGGAGAACTCGCCTACCTTCGTGAGCAAAAAACCATTGCTCCAAGTGAGGTGATTAAGGCAATCATGAAGCAGTATTCTACCATTGCTCAAGTGCCCCAACAGGCACCAGCAGCCGCACCTAATAGTGCTCCGGCAGCTAAAGTAATAGTAAAACCTGCAACAAAAGTTGCCACCATCCCAACGGTAAAAGGCTCACAAGCCTCGCCGACCAAAGAAGGGTTCACTTCGTTGGATCAAATTAGAAAATATCGTAAGGAAACTTACGGAAAATAAAAACACGCTCTTGAAGGAGGGCTCTATACATGTCAAACGCTACTAATGCAGACTTTAGTGCCATGTTGTCGCAATTTGCGCCAAATGGTTTATTCAAAGAAGAAATGGTTAAACGCGACTATATTCTTTCCCAAATCGAAAAAGATGAATCATGGGTTGCCTCTACAGGTGACAGTACCAATGGTCCAACTGCTACAGGTACTGGTTCTGGTATCTTCGGTGGTCCATTAACTGTTCGCTTCAAAGGCGCGCAAGCTTCTTCTCAAAAAATGGGCGGTCTAACTGCTCAGAACCAAATCACCCAAGCTAAATACGTGCTTGGTCAAATCTTGGTTCAACCTGAGACTTGGGGTTCATTAATTTTCAACCATAAAGATATTATGGTTCACGGAAAACTTTCTGAGATTAACTTCTTGAACGTTCTTGAAGATAACTTGGAAGATTTCATGGATGTAATGAAATACAATATCTCTACAGCCCTTCTCGAAGGTCCTGCGTATTGTAAACTAGTTGCAATCGTTGACTCTGCTACCAACACTACTGGTGTTGTTCTAGTAGATCGCCCAGATCGCTTGCACATTGGTCAAAAAGTTTTGATCAACTTGCCAGCAACTGAAGCAGTTATCGGTGCAGGTACTCAACCTATCTTCGCATTCGTTAAAACGATCAACGTGAACGCTTCTTCCGGCGGTCAGCCTGCAGGTTCTGTAATCCTTGCTTCTGATTTGGCACTCACTACTCCTATGGACTTCACAGGTGTATTGCAACGTCAAACAGCAGATGGAACACCACTTGCTGGTTACGCACTCAATGGTAACTTGCCTGTATTAACTACTAAGTTATACATGGACGGTACTCTTGACGGTCTTGCTGGTGCAGGTACTGGTTCTGCAACAAGCATTATCAACCAATTCTCTAACTTGAAAGATTTGCTCTTCCCATTCGGTGTAGCAGCAGGTACTTCAGTAGGAGCTGGTTCTGCAACCATCTACGGTATCACTAAAACTGCATACCCTTACACTCAAGCTATCTATATCGATGGCGCGGGTGCATCTGCAACGAACTTGGTGAAGAAAGCATTCTACGGCTTCACACAAACTCGTCGCTACGGTAAAGGTCGTCCGACAGATATCATCATGTCGTATAACAACCTTGCAATTGTTATGGCAATCGTAGAAGCATCTAAAGGTGCTTTCAACGTAGTTCCAAACAGTTACAAAGCGTCTCAATACGGCTTCACTGAAGTGAAAATCGGATCAGTTACTTCTCAAACTCTTAAATTCGTAGGGATTCAAGAGATGGGTGATGACTGGATTGCATACATCGACTGGAGAGCACTCAAGTTCTACTCCAACGGTATGTTCCGCAAGCACAAGTCTCCAGACGGTATCGAGTACTTCACTACTCGTAGCGTAACTGGTTACCAATACATCGTGGATATTGCTTTGTTCGGGGACATCGTTCTTGAACGTCCAAGCTACTGCGGCGTAATGGGTGACATTGCGATCAACTACACTACTGCATTCAACTAATAGTTCTTTGTTCGAGCCCCTGAGTGAACTTCACTCGGGGGTTTTATAGAAAGGGCCATTTATGAGTCAAAAAGTACCTGTAAAGTCCATTATTTGGAATGCTACTGCTAACCCACTGCTGTCTTCAGCATGGGAAGAAGTTTTAGCGGCATTACCACTATCAGCTTCACACCTAGAGGTGTATAACGGGAGCACTACTCCAATTCAAATTGCCACAGGCTCATCAGGTAACGAGGAAGCACTTCCTTTTACTATTATGGGTGGCGGAACTAACGGAACTGTTAAGCAAGCTATTAGCGCAGCATCAAGAATTTCCTTGAAGCCAGTAGATTCCAACATTTCCGATGGTTTTATTATTATCAACCTTTTCACCGAGGTGACCTAATGTGGAAAATACTTTTAATTCTAACGGCAATTATCTCTCAAGCAGAGGCAGCTCCGTTAGGTCCAATTGTTTGGGGAAATAATAACAATGCTCTATACCTTCCAACCAATAGACCTACTGTAGGAACTTCATGCCTTACTGTTGACCCTCTTGGAGTTATCCTTCCACAAACTTGCGGCGGTGGTGGAGGTGGTGGCGGAACAGTTACTAGTGTTGACTGGGGCTCTTTACCTTCTTGGTTAACTGGTCTTGGTGGGCCTATCACAACTTCAGGAACTCTTGGGCTTGGTCTTACTAACGTGGGTCCGAATAGGTTTTTAGCCTCTCCAAACGGAGTAATGGGGCCACTATCTCCAAGAGTTATTACTGCTAACGATATCCCTACATTAAACCAAAATACTACAGGGTCAGCAGGATCGTTAAACGCTGTTTTTCCAGTTGACCAACCTCTTATCGGTCAAGGCACTGGTGTACCGACTACAGGTACAAAAACAGGTATCACAACAAAATTTGCTACTGCCAGTGGGACTTGGATCGCCAATCACGGTGTTAAAATTGATGTGAACGGTGACCTTGTAGACACAGGGGTTGTAGTAGATCAAGCTGCAGGACCAATAGGCTCTGTACAATACAAAGGCTCTGATGGGTCTTTTAAAGGTGACCCTACTTTCAATTTTAATGACACCACTAAAGCTCTGACTGTAAAAGATATTTATCTTGGTCAAGGACAAAACCAGCCAGCGGGTTTTGATAACAACAACCGTCTTGAGCCGTGGGAACGTACTGGTACAGAGAAAACATTGGTAAATACAGATGGAGAGCCTATTAAAGCAGGTCTTTGCTATGTATTTGATGTTGACGGAAACTTTGTAAGTTCTGGGACAATTTGTACTCCAGTAACTATCGATAATCCAATTCTTATCACTACCGACTATACTGTTACTGTTACAAGTACCTTTATACTGGCTAACTGTGCAGCACTATGCACAGTCACTCTCCCAGACATTACGGGAATTGAAGGGTATAAAGTAGCGCTAAAAAATATTGGTACTGCTGATGCAGTTTTGCAAAATGCGGCGGGGCAATTAATCGACGGATACGATGGATTTGGTCTACACCCAAATAAATCACAAATTAATATATTATCTTCAGGAGGTCTGTGGCATGTTTACTAAAATTTTAACATTATTCGCATTTTTAATAGGTACTGCAAATGCAGCATACTTCCCAACTGTAACAGTAGATAACTTCAACCAAGTAGGGATATACAATCTTACTCTTCCAATTTTAACAGATGGAGGGCTGGCACAACTCCAACTTGACGTAAATGGAAGACTGCTTATTGATGACAACCACTCTGCGGACTGGACTGCTCTTCTTACAGATATTTCCAGTATTGACGGTAAAACACCTGCATTGGGACAAGCACTGATGGCAGCGAGTGTACCTGTTACAATAGCTTCTGACCAGAGCCCTATTGACGTGAATATAGTCACCCCAATTTCAGTAAGCAATCCTTCAATTGGAGTTAACGGTGCTGCGATTCCAACTTCGTCTACTCAAGTTGCAGGAGAAGACCCCACGAATAATTTACAGCCTTTACAGGTAACTGCTGCAGGAGCTCTAATAGTTGATGGATCAGCAGTAACTCAGCCAGTAAGTGCCGCCTCGCTTCCTCTCCCAACAGGAGCGTCTACTGAGGCTAAACAAGATACAATGATTTCTGATCTTAGTGCTATCAATGCCACTACGGTTAGTATCGACGGAGCTACTACAAGTATCGATTCAAAAATTCCAGCCAATCTTACTGTATCTGCAACAAGACTTCTCGTAGACGCATCTGGAACCACTCAACCAGTAAGCGGTACAGTGACTGTTGTTCAGCCAACAGGATCAAATCTTCATGTTGAGGTAGATGCCTCTGCACTACCTACTGGAGCTTCAACAGCAGCCAATCAGGCAACTATTATTACTGCTCTCGGATCACCAATGCAGCAAACAGGTGGGAGCGTTACTGCCAATGCTGGGACTGACTTAAATACGTCTGCTCTTGCTCTTGAATCTGGTGGAAATTTAGCAGGTCTAAATGCCAAGTTCAATTCTCTTGGACAAAAGACAATGGCCAATAGTGCGCCAGTTGTAATTTCTTCAGACCAAAGCGCAATTCCCATCAGCGGATCAATCACAGCTAACAATGATTCGGTTAGTACCACAGGTACGGCTGTTCCTGCGTCTGCTACAATGGTAGGTGGCTCTGATGGTACAAATCTAGTAGCTGTAAAAGTATCTGCAACTGGAGTAGTTTCTGTAGATGGCTCTGCAGTAATACAACCAGTAGAACTTGCTCCAAATGTTACAGGCTCAGGTTCTGCTGCAGCAGCAACAGTATCTACAGTTATCACGCTAACAGCTCCTGCTGATGCTGTAGGGTTTATGCTTATGAACCTTGATACTTCTACTCAAAACGTAAGATGGGCAATTGGTAGAACTGCAACAACAACTCTAGGACAACAACTTCAACCGGGTCGTGATACTGGGTTCGTTCCTTGCGGAGCCAACGTGAGCTTGGTAGCGGAGTCCGGCACCCAAAACTACGACATCCAATGGATCAGTCAATAGGAGGACACATGAAAACATTTTTACTATCACTTTTAATTGCCACGCAGGCATTTGCTGGTTTGCCACCGACTACCTTGAAAGGGCAGTCAGATGCGACCGCTAAAACTAAATTTTTCTACCAAGTACCTCACAACCAAGCAACTGATCTTGGTGGGGTAAATACTTTAATTGAAACTGGAAACCAAAACCTTCTCCCTGATCCGGGATTCGAGGCAGCAACTACTGCGTACACTTACGGCGGTGTTGGTAGTGGTTCAACTTCCACAGCAGCTAAAGGAACTGGTGCTAAGGGTTACGACCTAAACGCCAGTGGTCCGGGAAACTTGGATAGCCCACAAGTAACGATTCCGGATGGCTTCAAAAATAAGAATGGTGTTTTGACCTGCAATATTAAAAATATTTCGGGAGCATCAGTCCCTACAATTACTCCTTTCGATGGTACAAATCCCATCGTAACTGCCCAAAGTATCAACGTCTCTACGACTTCATTCATTCAAACTCCTGCGGTGAACTTTGTATTTCCATCCTCAGGAACTATTGGATGGAGAATTACAATTACAGGCTCTGGTCGTTACTACATTGACGACTGTAAGATTACTCTTGCAGACAACGTAGCCAGCTTCCCAGTTATTACTCCTGTTGTGGATGAGACTAGTTTGTTCACATTCACTGGTTTAGGTACTGTCGGAGCCACTAAAGTTTGGACGAATCGTATCGCGGATAAGCTTCACGTAGAGGGTTTTGTTACAGTAGGAACCCCTACCGCAGTAACTCTCACGATGAACTTGCCGACAAAATATCCAATCGATTACACCAAGCAATCTACCACTGCAAACGTAGGGGTGGTTGGTGATATCGTTCTACAAGGTAGCGCGACAACAGCATTCACTGCGGCTACCACTGGTGTGGCTAAAATGTTTACTGATGGCTCCACTACAAACGCGGTGTTTGTGGGATTCCAGTACTCCGGTCAAGCGATGGTCAAAAATACTGGTAGCGGTTACGCAAGTGCCAGTAACGTACTGTCCTTTAAGATCGACATCCCTATTTCCGGGTGGTCTACAGGTAGCGCGGTAAGTGCTGACCAAACAGACTACGATTGGACTTCGTACACACCTACTTTTACAGGCTTTGGAACTCCTACGAGTATTGAATGCCAGCACTCAAGATTGAGTTCAAACCTAATGATTCGTTGTAAGTTCACAGCAGGAACTACTACGGCAACTGAGGCTAGAATTTCACTTCCATCTGGATTAACAAGTGCAGATACTGCAAAAATTCCTAGTATTCAAGTTGCAAGCGGTGTGTATGCCATTCAAAATACTTCTCCAGTATTGTTTCCATTAATTGAACCGTCAGTTACCTATATAACTATCGGCACTCAAAACGGTGCAGCAAATCCTCTAACAAAACTTAATGGGAGTACCGTTTCTAGTAGCTCGGTTGTAAATTCATTCTTTGCATCTATTCCTATCCAAGGATGGTCATCCAATCAACGTGCTCCGACGCTTATCGGGAGTGTTACAAGCAATGCAACAACTGCCTTACGTTTAGAGACAGCGAAAATCCAAAATACCGGTACTTGTTCTATCGTATCTCAGAGTGGTAGCTGGTTGACTAGTGCAACTATTAACGGTACTGGACGGTGTGATCTTGTTTTCCAAGCATTTGCTTCACCTCCTACATGTACGGTAACTACTAGAGGTACCGGGACTCGTGGGGCCAGTATTAACAGCTCTACTACCACCACCCTCAGTACTTGGACATACGTTAACGGAACTACCAATGACAACCAAGACTACGACTTGATATGTATTGGTCCGAGATAAGGGGATGCTATTTTTCTAGCCTTGATACTTTCAATTTTAGGAGTGTCCAAAGGAACTAAAAATATGCAGACTATTGACCCAAAATGGTTAGATATAAATGGCTTCGTGAAACCCCAACCAAGTGAAAAACCATCAGATAATGGGGTTCTTTTCTCTGCTGTTGCTATCGTACTAGGGTTTCAAGTAGACAACTACCCAGCCCTTGTAAAGTCCTGTTTCCTAGAAATAGGTTTACTTGCGAGATGGCCAAAGAACAACTTTGACCAAGCGGCGTGGGACGACTATCTGGGGGCTGCTGTGGGCAGCCTTTACCTAGGAGATACAGAGGTTCCTCGCGCCTTACTTTGGTATGGGGTAAAGCATGGATTCATTTACAACACGGATGGTAAGCTCGAAGGTAAAGACTGGCTTCTTAGAAATATTCCAATCTGGGGGTTGATGTTCGCAGCGGCATTTCCAAAGCTCAAATTATTGGCATATCCCGCACTATACTTCACTCAACTTTTCTTCAGTACCCCAAACCTTAATGATACCAGTGCGATCCAACTCCAGTGGATGTTCCTGAAGGGGGCTGAAAAGCTCGGTTTTCGGTTCCAAAAACTCGATGAGCATGAGAGTATTATTAAAGAAGCCCTAAAGATTTATTACCATGCGGATCATCCGTTTAATAAGGAGGCACGATGAAAAATTTAATTTTAGCCCTAGTACTTTTGCTGTCGGGGAATGCCCACGCTTTGATCGGGACGACTAACTATCAGCTCTTCGATCTCACAAGCCCAAGCGGAGCAAACATCGACAGTGCTGTGATCGACGTGTCTCAAAGAGCCGGATATTCCATTTACTGCGATCTAACTGGATCAATGCAATTTACTGGGACAATTCTTGTAAGTAGCCAAAAAGTTGTTGATCCATTAGTAACTCAAACTTTTACAACCATGACAGGCTCTACACAGTTAGTAACTACCAATGGCTTTATGTGGGATGTAGTGAATAGTAAAGCAGGATTCATTAAATTACGTATCGGAACATTCTCAGGAGCGGGGACAGTAAAATGCTATTTAACAGCAAAAGATATTTAGTAATTCTTTTTTCACTTATTTCTTTAACGGCACTTGGTGAATCAGTAACTTTAAATACTGGTGGGGCTCCTAGCTGGAGATATTCCGTAGATACTGTGGCGTCGTTACCAATGGTGGGAAATGTGATTGGGGACGTTCGACTTGTTATCGATACGAGTATTCTTTACTCGTGGAATGGAACAAGTTGGACTATTCCGGGAGGTGGAGGCGGTTCAAATGCGTGGGGAACTATTACTGGTACTCTAGCAAATCAGCTAGACTTAGCTGCAGCTCTTGCTGCAAAAGCAGATGCAGCCCCATTCAAAGCCCCATATGCAACAATTACTGACCCTCCTTTCTACGGACATGGTGGCGGTGACGATGATTCTGGAATGTTTCCAGAAGGAGATGGTATTGACGTAATCATGGAGAATGGTACGGCAAATGCAAGATTCACTCAAAACAACAACTACCTTCTTAAAAATACTGAGATCACAGGAAATTTAGATATTACTGGGAATATTACAGCTAGTAACTATCCACCTGTAGGAAATAATAATACTCCGGCAGTTTTCGGGGCTTCTGGATCACTTGAATCTTGGCTAAATCACTTTCTCACTAATGATAATGGGGCTGGCTCAAATGAAAACTTAGTTATAACAGACTCTGGATTCCATAGTTATAATGATTCCAGATTATCTATCGATCCCACAGAAAACTCACCAACGTACACTATGGGGTACAATCAAAAGACGCTAGACTTGGACCCCAATTTAACTGGTTTCGACATTGGTACTAATGGTGAAGCTGCTTCGATGGAAAATTACTATATTCGCCATCAAGGGACTTCTGATACAGGTACACTTAATTTTATAAAACTAGGGTCAGATATTGGTAATGGTACTGATCCTATCTCTGTAAACGGAATGGCTCTAGCATACGGAAACGGCCATATTTACGATAACGTAACAATGACTAATTCAGTGCAGGGTTGGGGTTTTCAAATTCAAGCAGATGCCAATGCAGACATACAAAGTGACGTAAGAGCATTTTATGACTTTTCCAATCTTTCTTGTGGAATGAACGGATACACCTTTGCTATTGCTAATGCAAACATCGGTAAAATTAATAATGGATACAACTACACCGTACTCTCTAACTACTCAAACATCGGTGAATTAGAGGGTAATGCAAATCTTATCGGGGTTTCTCTAAGACCAAGAGTAACTACCATGGGAACTGGTTTCTTTAACATGCTTGATATTCGCCCAGAGTTACTAAGCGGTACTTCTGATAATAATACCCTTATGTATGTTGATGTTTCTCAAATTCCGGGTACCAATAACCGCGCTGCTCAGTTTATCGGTGACGTGGACGTACAAGGCTCTCTTACTTTCAGCGGAGCACTTTCTATTGGTAAATTGAGTGCATACGCAGCTCAAGACGTAGTGGACGGAGGGGGAAATCCTAGCAGTGTAAACTCCTTGATTGCAGCTATCAACGTACCAGCAAGTGCAACAATCGCTAACGGCGATACTTTCGGTATCAATACTGCCGCTCTTATTACTGCAGGGACTAACTCAACTGTAACTTCTGGACCTCTTGGATTGGGTATTACAGGTCTTGCACTTCCAGCAGTAGTGGAGATGGGATTATTTTCAAACATTGACTATGTAGGTGGAGCTGTATTTGCGATCAACCTCTCTGGTGGTGCTACTGGTGGAACGATTGGACAAGGGTACGGCGGTAGAGCTATTGGTATCCCTAACGGAATTACTACTGTGAATCGTTGGTACGGATTATGGTCACAAAACCCATTTGGATCAATGGCAACTCAAACATGGGCTTCTTACTTTGAAGACGATCCCAATTTCTTTGAGAAATCTTTAAAAATTGGTGGCTCTGATTTAGTTTCTCAAGCACATATGGATATTGAAACTGAGCAAACAGTTGCTGCAAAAGGCGGGGTACAAGTAGCTACTTCCGGAGCCCAACCAGCTTGTGATTCTGCTCATAGAGGTTTAATGTGGAATATAGAGGGCGGTGTGGGTGTTGCTGACATCCTTCAAATTTGCCAGAAAAACGCTGCTGATGTTTATGTCTGGATAACTAAATAGGAGACTATATGAAAATTATTTTAATGTGTTTCTTCATCAGTACACAGTGTTTCGCAGCACCAATGACACTTGCTGAAGCGAAAGAAAAAGTTATCCAGATAAGAAATAAACCCAATAGAACACAAAAAGACGCTCAGGATATGCGAGAGGCTATTAAAGTATTGGCGGGAGGAATTTTCAACCGTGAATAAAAAAGGCGTAACTCAAATTGAAGTTTTAATGTGGTTAATTGGCGGGTTTGTGGCGGTAATAGGCTATATACACATGACCTTCGCTACCTATAGAGAAGTTGTTCCTCGTTTGGACAGGATTGAAACCCTTATCTTGGAGATGAAAAAATGAAGTGGACACTCACTAGGAAAAATTATCGCGAAGACGGTATTTTTGGTGAGTTGGTTTCCGAAGACGGGGTTCACACCTTACAAACCCTTGAGCGTTCATATAAAGTTATCGATGAGCTTCATCCTGACTCTGTAGAATATGCCCCAAAGATTCAAGAAGGCTTACGCAAATGCATTCTTTATAAGTCTCCAAAGCAAGGGTACGTGGTTCCTATGCTAGACGGAGAAAACGATAAAGACCGTTATTTTCAGATTCATATAGGCAACTACAATGAAGATTCAGACGGGTGCATACTAGTAGGGCTAGGACTTGGAAATAGAGCCAATGGTGGCAAAATGCTGACTTCTTCTAAACAGTCATTCACTAAGCTAATGGAGCTAGGAATTACAGAATTAGAGGTTTTTGGTGCCATTTGAGATACCATCAGAACGAGTTTTGGTGCTATTAATAGCATATTTACTCCTAGAGCTCTGGGTAGGTAATCGAATGAAATACCGATCTTTGTTGGTTACTGCCGCAATTTTCGCAATCCTTTTTGCAATTTCGATACTGATCATGTTAAGCTTAAGACTCAAGGAGAAAATATGGAAAACGAAAAATTAGGGATCAAAGAAACAAAAGAAGTACTGGCGGCATCAAATATTTTGGCTATTTTAATCATCAAGAAATTGAACGACGGTCTTCAACTTCAAGACGGTGTTGAAATTGCTCAAGCTTTATTCAGCGATGGCGAGGTTAAATCGGCTGTTCAAGCAGCAGCGGATAAAATCAACGCTGTTCCTGCTGAACTTAAAGACTTAGACATCAATGAAGGTCTTGAGCTTGGTATGTACCAAGCAATGCAAGTACCTCATCTAATTGCAGCATTGAAGAAATAGTATGTTAGAATCAGCGGCAGCCATTGCAACAGCAGTTTCGGCAGTAATCGGGATCGTTTGGGGCGTGGCTGCTGTTATTCGTAAAAAAGCAGAGAAGAAGAAAACTGATAGCATCAATTCTGTGACGGAACAGCTTAAACAGCCTCTGACTCCAGAAGAAAGACAGGAGCTACAAGATGCGCTTAATAAGCTTATTAACTCTTAGCACCTTTTTTGTTTCCTGTGCCTCTTTCTCAATGGGCCCAAGACGTGCTTGTGATGCCCCAGAATTACCCACAAAACCTAAAGTACAAGCCATAGTAGCATTTCCGGGCTGTACTGGGGAATTTGCAGGCAGACCTGTAGATTTGAGTAATTACGTGTGCTTTTCTCCTGACGATGTTCGAGTAAAAGCTATTTGGGATCGTGACGTTGTAAGAGCTTGCGGAAACTAGCTCAAACATATAAAATTTACTTAGTTGCGTAATTAACCTACGTTGAAAGGTACTCATGAAACCCTTAGAAATTAAGAGCTTTAGTGGCGGAATAACTGATAACTATTTCAGAGGTGAACCCTCCCGTGCTGAGAAGCTTACCAATCTTTTAATCGGTATTGATAAAAGCCTAGACTCTCGCCAAGGCTCTCTCGTAAAGAATAACGCTGCAAAAGCAGAGCGTATCAACTACATACAAAATTTTAATGCTTTAACAGACCTAGTTTATGCTAGTGAAGGTCATTTTTACGATATCGATGGGGTAGAAACACTTGGCCCAGACGGAAATATCGCGTTTGTCGGTGCAACTTCGGAAGCCATGTACACCTCTTCAGAAATGCAAGATCATCTCTATGTCGCGATTGATGAGGAGCTTGCACCACAAAAATTTTACCGTGATGCTCTAGGAGCTCTACAAGTTAGAAATGCAGGACTTCCAAAAGTTACACGTACAGCTACTACTGATGCAGACCTTTTGACAGCATGTCTTTTAGCTGCAAATTCTCTTAGAACTAATTTTCTAAACCATATTAACTCTGCTGAGAATTTAGACTCTGAACGTGATGGGACTTCAGTATCTTACCCACTTACTACTTTACAGCCAGTTACTTCTACAAATGCACATTGGAGCGTAGACAAATATGCTAAGAGCTACCTTGAAGCTGTAGTGTTCGGACCAACACAGTGGCAACCACAGACAATCCCAACACCTGCCCCAGTAGCAACTGATTTCAATTCTTTAGTTGCTCTATTAGAGGCTCTTAATTTAGCTTTTGAAGAACACAGACAAGATAGTGCTGGTTTTGCTTCGATTGATGATTCTAGTTACTCAAGTTTTTCATACGGCCCAAATAGGTATCATGCTTTAGGCTACCAAACACAGTATACTGATGGGACACTAAATTTTGGATACGATCAAACTGCAGGCGGAAACATTCCTGACGTTGTAAAGCCAATGAATCAGGGTATTCAACAAAAAGTTGTTGAAAGCCCAAACCCAAATAACGCTATTAATGCAAGCATTCCTGAGAATGAAGTATACCGCACAAAACTAGTAGCAATGGCTCGTTTTATTGATGATCTTGCAGTGAAGTTTTGTCTGCATGAAGTTGCACCAATGGTTCACAGATACAACTACCAAAATACACAGATAGGTATTCCAAATGCTTTGGTAGTTGCAGCTTTCTCACATCAATTCTTAGAGCCCTTATTGGAAGATAAACCTGTAATAATCCCTACACCCTTTAATTTTATTTACGCGTCTAACTTTGTCCAAAGAGCCTTTCAAAATCACGCCCTGAACGAAGATTTGCCTGTAGTTCTCAGTGCCACATACTCAACAATGCACACGGCAACAAACGAATCTATTGTGAGTGGATTACAAAAAGCGGGGTATTATTTTGCAACACTTCCACCAACTCCAACCATTCGAGAACAATATTCTGCCTTCACTTGGGATATTATTTTAGCAAAGATTAGTATCTTCACTGCGAGATACACTTATTTTATACATAATTTAGATTTATTCCAAGGTCTTCTAGATTCATTTGTCAGTGTAGCATACATAAGTATTAACAGGTGTCGTCTGGGGGTTAATAATAATCCAAGTGGATATTCCAACGGTAAAAAAGGTTGGGTTATTACTCGTGACTTCACTATTTACCCAAATCCAGCAGCTAGCACTATAATCTCTACACAGACCCCTAAAAAACAGCGTATTCAAGGAATTTACGAAATACCTGCCGGAGCTCCAACTGATGATTATGATGTAACTTATCCAGTGCCTACAGGAGGAGCGCTATCAAGCGCTACTGGAGCTGCTCCTTACCATGTTGGTGTTGGTACTTGGGTAATGCACCCCTATCCGTACAATACACAAAACTTTACATACGCAAATTTTGATCAAACAGCACAGTATTTACAATCGTTTGGGTACTCCCCAGATATTTATGATTTAGCTGGGTGGATTGATCTAATTAAAGGATTTTATGATGCCTTTAAAGTACACGTTGAGGATGTAAATACCCATTTAAGTGTTGCAAATGCGTACAGAGAGTTTTCTCCTACTGACCCAAGTGCTAACTTGCCTGCAGGTGGAGCTCAGTACTTCCCTTTGGCAAACTTACTTCCAAGTGTAGACCTTCCGGGGACACAGCCTTATTTTATGCTCCCAGATACTTCGGGAGCTGGTCCTGCAATAGCTTCTTATGCCTATGCATTTACTTACTCAGATACTTACACCACTGAAGATGGGGTAACTTATAGAGTGGAGTCTGCACCTATTTTTTCTGATGCTGTAAATTCAGAGGAAACTATGGCTGTCGGAGTGACAATGTTGATGTACGGAGAGACAGACGTATACGTTACCAACCAATTAATTACTCCAGTAGCAATGATTTTAGGGCTAGAAGAGTTGCAAAATAACTCTGAAACTAACTACGCAGATACTTTGCTTAATACATATAGAACTAACGGAAATGGTACTACTTTCCTTAAGATCAATCTCCTTCCAGCTACTCCACTTACCTCATTAGTGTGGCCAACAATCACTCTTTTAGGGTCATATGACCTTGTCTCAGACAAATATGCCATAAACGGCAATTTGCCACTGGATGACTCCCTAGATACGCTGTATACAAACGGCGGTGTTACACCTTCTAATGAGCCTCCAAAATGTCGATACACTTGGACAGCAAATGATTACGTGTACTACGGTGGAGTTTATGATGGAGATACTTTTAGACCTAATAGATTACTCCAATCAGTGCAATTAGCAGGTGACTGGGTTCCATCACAAAACTTTGTAGACTTCTCTTCACCTATAGTTGGTGGTGGCTCTGCAAGAAACGTCAATATTTGCCTTACTGAAAAAGGTGTTTTCCGTTTAGAAGGAGCCTTCGGTAAAGATGGTTCCGGAACAATCACTAAGCAGCAAATTTCCAATGAAATTGGTGGTATTTCAGGCTCTTCAGTCGTAGTGACAGAAATTGGCTTGTTCTTCGCAGGTACAAATGGCTTTTACTATACTGACGGTTACCAGTGTATCCGCGTATCCCAAGAGTTGTTCAGAACTTTCCCAATCGCTACGCAATTAGCGTCTCAAAAAAGAGCGCTAAAAGGCGTGTACGATAGAACAAATCGCCGTATTTTCTGGACAGTTAGAAGTACTTCGTCACAAATTGATAATGATATTATCTTTACTTACGACTTAAACTTTGGGGTTACTCCATCAGGAGCATTTACTACCATTGTAGGGGCAGAAGGATCATGGAACCCAAGCGCTTTAGGCTTCCTTGGTAATGTTTGCTACATCGGAGATACAGATGGGTACCTGTACTATCTTGATGAAAATACTAAAACTGACCCATTAAAAGATACTCTTAGCCCTCCGAACACATGGCTAACAACGTATATCCCTTGGGAATACCGCTCTTGCATGATGGATTTTGGTGGGACAGCTATGCGGAAGTTCTTCTCTCGCATCCATCACGTAGGTAAAAATCGTGGCGACGTTGCGATCCAGTACTACATCACAGCGGACAATCTAATCACTCAAAACCTAGCGCCTATGCGATTTATTGCAAACGGAACTTTAGGAGCTGTAGATCAATGGAGACGTGTAGGTGGTAAAAAACTACGTGCCGATCTTTACCAAATTGGGTGTAAAAATGGTCGTTTTACCGTGTATAATTCTGATGTCTATGCAGGTACTCCAGTATTTGTATCTCATCTTGCAGGGGTTACTACCATTGACATGATCGACTCTCTAATCCCGTTAGATTCAGTGGGAATGTCGCTGTGTTTTGCCTCTGATTACTACGCTACTGAGTACGAAATAACAGCCGTATCTCACGCGGGAGCTGACTCGACATTAGTGCTCGCTGATCCACTCAATAAAGTAAACAATTTATTGGCGCTTGGGTGGGAGATTAGAGGATTTATGAAGGATCAAGCATTCTCTCTTGACGCACTTACTATTTGGTTTGAAGAGCAAGGAAATCTAGGCTCTCAATACAGAGGCTACTCTTCTACCGAAGGTGGCGGAGGTAATCAATGAGTAAGCAAGATTTAGCCATTAATTTTAACGTAGTAGACCAAGAGGCGTTGAGGCAAGAATTGCAAAAGGCACAGATATACATCAATGCTTTGAATGCCCAAATAGAGAGCCTTCTGACAGTCCAAGAAGAGTTGAAAAAACGGCTTGATGCAAGCCCCTACTGAGAGGTATGATATAAGATATGAAGCTTTGGACATATTCCGAATTACGGCAGAAAATTGAGCTAGAGCTAGACCTCGAAGATGAAATCTTTGTGCGTCCAAATGAACTTATTGGCTATGTGAATAAGGTTATTTCATTTGCAGAAAGTGCAATTCTTAAAATTGACGAAGATTACTTTTTATCAGTGATGCATATCCCTTTAGTTGGTGGGCAGGCAAACTACGATTATCCATACAATATTTATGCCTATAAAATACGTGGCCTTGAGTATTCTGCTGGGGCAACTATTTACCCAGTGGCTCGCTTTAGACGAATGGGTAAGTTTGACAGTGTAGAAATTGCTAACTACTACCCAGTAAGTAACTGGTACGCCTACACTACACTTAACAATAGCGATAGCCCTGACGGAAAAGCTAAAATCGTATTGATCCCTTCGAGCAAAGAAACATCACAAGTTTCCTACCCACAATCTCTAAACCAAACAGCAGCTCCTTTGAAGCTCTACTATATTCGCCAAGCTAATCGTGTTCCTTTGCTAGGGCAAGTAGTGCCAGTATATGAGCAGTTTGGTACTCCACAAGTTTCAGTGTCCAACTCATCCGTAGCTTTGGTAAAAAGCTACGTCACAGGTGACAAACTGACTGTCTCCGTCTACGGTGGCGCATTGCCATCGGGCCTAACTATAGGTACGCAATACTTCGCTATTGTGAATAACGACGGGACAGTTTCTTTCGCAACTTCGCTCGCAAACGCACAACTTGGTACCAAAGTAGCTCTTGCCTCGCAAGGAAGCGGGGTCATGAGTGTTGGGATTACTGCCAGTCAAAACACTATTGATAATACGATTATTGACCTTCCAGAATGCCAAGAATTTTTAGCTCAAGGTGTGCGTTGTGAAGTGTACACTAAAGAGAATGATGCTAGACTTCCGGGAGCTATAGCAGATAGAAAAACTTTATACGATGACTTCGTTGCCGCTCTTACAGAGAAAGAGCCAGACGACAACACTCAAATTCAAATGGATATGAGTACCTATCAGGAGATGAACTAATGGCTGACGTACAAAATTGGTTAGATGACAATTACGGTGATATGGTTCCATACACTAAAAACCCTAATAAAACACCAGTAGGTGCAGGCGGACCTAACACTGTTGGTGGTCGTACTGGTATCTCTGCTTATAGTGGTATTGGTCTTCCAGACTACAAAGACCCTTATGATGTAGCTGGGTTCAAAGGCTCAAAGTATTACGGTATCGCTACTGGAGAGTCAATGTCTCCATGGAGCAAGCTCGCTGCCGAACAACAAAGCAAGTTAGCAGCACAGAAAAATGCTTCAGCAAAAGCTGCTGGTCAAGGTGCTGCGGCTAAAACTGCAACTTCTCTTGCTCAACAAGGCGGTCTTACTACAGGTGCTCGTGAACGTGCTCAAGACCAGTCAACTAGAAATGTTCTTTCCATGATCCAAGGAAATAACCAAGATGCAGCCAATAACACTGCAAATATTGGTATTGAAGACGCTAAACAGCGTATGGGCATGATTGGAGATGCGACTGGAAAACTTACGAGTATGACTGCTGGTAATATCCAAGGAAGAAATACTTACGATAAAGATATTACAAGTATGCTCAACCAAGCTGTTTCTGCGGATCAAACTTCTCGCGCTCAAGTAGAAGCTGCAAACGCTCAAGGTAGCGGTTTAAGTCTAATTCTTTTAGTGTCTGGGTCCCTCTTAGGATCGTTGTCGCCATCTGAAGCAAAAGCTTCCGAGTATCTCGCTAGTACTTCAAAATTTACTCGTTTGAAGGAGGCTCGGAAAGCTTTTGGTTCAGAAAATGCCCTTCGTGGATACTGTAAAATTTCTGATCTTCTCTCTCCTAAAATTGAAGACAGTATTATGGGTAAAAAGATTGTTTACTACGCAATGGTAAAGCCAGTTGCTAAAAAGGGAATGCTTGCTAAAATGTGGGGCCATGTTTTCGGCCTTCTAGGAAAGGTAGTTTAATATGTTGCCGATACTTGCTGGGATTGGTTTAGGTTTAAAAGGTCTTGCAGATGCTGAGCGTGAAAAACGTAATAAGCAAGCTCAAGCTATGTCTGATTCAAAAGCAATTCAATTCTCTCCTTGGAGTGGTTTGAATGTCAGCAATTTAGTGGGTAAAGACTACTCTTCTCAAAGCCCTCTTTCAGCTTTATTAGCTGGGGGTGCTTCTGGAGCAATGACTGGAATGAATATCGACAATGCTATGGCAGACAGTGCTCTGGCAAAAGAAAAAGCAGCATACTACAAGAGCCGTACCCCTTCTTCAACTCCTTATAGCGGTATTATGAAGGCTGATGCGGAAGAAGATTACATGGGCTTAATCAAAGATAAAGCACGTGGTATGGAAGGATTTAATCTATGAATCCCTATGAGCTATTAATGCAAGGCTTACAACAAGAGCAGCAACCGCAAAAAGTTAAAGTTGGCTTAGACGCTTTTAACAATGTGGACGTTGCTGAAAATATCGGGCATGATAAACTTAAAAAGAAGCCTTACAATCCTTACGGGTTAATTACTGAACAATTGCCAGAGGCTGAAATTAAAATGGAAAGACCAAATAATTTCAATAAGGAAATGCTTCGAGACGCATTAAAATAAAGGAAAAGCATGGCTACCCCAACACCTACACCTTACAGAAATCTTAAAAAAGACATTGAGAATGAAGACTTAAATGCTGAGCATTTGCAATTAGGTGTGGAAGATGCAAAGGCACGCTTAAAAGCTGCTTCTGAGCAGTACAAAGCTATGCCGGGGGTTCCACAGGAAGATATTCGTAATAAAGCAGCACAAGACCTCATTGAGCGTACAAATGCGGTGGAAAAAGCTAAAACTCGTGCTCGTGAGCTTGAAATTAAAGCAAAACCTACTAAAGGTACAAAAGGATATTTAGACGAAAGTGGTCAGCCTATTATTGAGTTCCCAGAGATGGATATTTCAGCGCCTTCTCGTGGGCCTGCTTCTGATCTTTCTGCACTTTTACAACTAGCTGGGAACGCTGTTGCTCCTTCAGCAGAAGCGGCTACTGTAGCAAGTACTACTGGCGGACCTTCTTTCCACCCACCTATGGTTGCACCAGCTCAAAAAGCTGCTCAAGCAGTGCAAAATATTCGTGCTTCAGGTGTTGGACGTATTGGGGATAAAGCACAGGTTGATGAGAAAAATAATTTTAGAATCACGGATACAAAACCATATCTAATCGATAAAAATGACGTTGAAGCTATTGGAGGCGCTTTTCGTGAGACTCCTGAGTGGCAAAGACAAGAGCGTGGTCTTGATGATCTTGAAAGTTTGATCGGTCTTGAGGCACAAAGAAACGCTCAGAAAACTAGCGTTGATCTTTCTCCTCTTGGAGCATACTTAGACTATCAAAATACACTTAGTGGTCGTCCTACAAACCTTGCAAGAGGACTTAAAATGGACCCTCTACAAGATACTTCTATCAAAGACATGGGCGAAATTCAGCGTCGTCGTGGTGACATGGCTAAAGAGCTTATCAACACTATTAAAGCTTCTAAAGTTGGTCAGATTGTTACTCAAGACGGGCAAGTTTTGGGCTACACAGGCGGTGTGAATGTCCCTAGACCTGCAAGCAGCTCTTCTGGGCAAAATCTTCGTCTAAGAGAAGTAAATGCCTTGAGAAAATATACTGACGCTTCTTTCAAAGAGCCTGAGCACCAATTAAGTGCGATTAACAGCATGATTTCACGTATTGCCAGTGAAAACCCTGCATACATCGGCGCTTTACCCGCTAAGTTAGAGCAAATGGATACAGGTAACCAACGTATTTTATTGGGTTTGATCGGTATGGAAACATACGATCAATCTGCTCCAGCTAGACTTTCTCAGTACCTTAAAACACTCACTAACGGAACTCTTACAGACCATACAAAAGCTCTTTTACTGGATCGTTTAAAACGCTCAGCAGAAGATACAAAACTTAAAATGGCTTCTGCGGAAGAAGACGTTAGAGATTTCTCTAAAAGTTTACGCTCTTTGGATAACTCTGACGTAGAAAATATCGTTGGCTCAAAAGTAAAAACTACTGAGAAAGCGTACCCAAGAGCTATGGCTATTGAAAAACCACCTACTCAGTTTAGCGAAGGCGGTAGTAAGACTCCTTCTGTTGATGATCTTTGGGAAAAGATGAGGACTAATAAATAATGAATCCTGATCAAGAAAAAGAGTTTATTGGCCGTGTACGTGAGATTGAAAAACAGCTCGGGCGCTCTATTGCCAAAGATGAGTTTACCCGTCTACATGGTAAATACGTAGAAGAGCTAGCTTCTGCACCAAAAGAGGCTCCTTACGGACTACAAACGATTGATAATATCGCGTCTAAACTTCCTTGGGTTCAAGGGTACGGAATGCAAAAAGGTGTTAGAGACACCGCTTTTGATGCTATCTCACAACAATTTCCAACTGCTTCAAAAGTAGCTGATCTTGCTATGCTTGCAATGTCTCCATTGGCTTACGGGGCTAAATACGCAGCCGATAAAGGTATGGAAGCTCTAGGAGTTGAAAACCCAGAGAATTTAAACTTTGCACGACTCATGCCGAAGACCGCTAAAGCTTCACGAGAAAATCCGTCAATAAGCGATCTTGCTCCTTTACTTATGATGTCCAGAGGCACTATTAAACCTTCTGCTGGTGAAGGTATGGCTGCCAAAGGACTCCGCAGAACTTACAACGCTGCCCTTGACCCAGTAGGATCGGCTCTTAAGTACCCTGACTGGGTTAAAGAGCAAGATTTCAACAAAGCAAAAGTTAAACAAGAGCAATTGAAGAAAGAACTTGCTGATAAAATTGAGCAAGAGCGTCCACAACCAATTTCTCCAGAAGAGCAGTTAATCGCAGAGCAACTTGCAAATAACAACATGCTTCCGTTGCAAACTGAAGCAAGTCGTCGTTTACAGAAAACGCAGCAAGCACTCCGTGAGCAAGGAACTACCAGCGGTCAGCTTGCTTCTGATATTGTTTCTACGCAAAAATATGGCTTATCTGATGCTGATGTAGCATACCTATCTCAGCACCCAGAGCTTGGTGGGCACCCTGAAATTCAAAGAATGGCACAAAATATCATGGATAGGCCAGTACCGCCAATTAAGCCAACTTTGGCAGAAGGTGGATCAAGAAGCCCTAGGAAAAGTTTTGATACTGTTGCGACCTCTCCAGCGCCTACTGAAATACAGGTTACTGACTCTCCACGTCCTCTTAGAGTTCTAGGAGAGCAACCACCTTTAAGAGGTCTGGAAGATGTTGCTGGTACTAGCGGACCAGTGGCTACTACCGAAGGTGGTGTTTTATTTCATCCCGAGCTTAAAGTTTCAGAAGGAGCAGAGGCTCCTGTACTAGGAAAATCAAAATATACTCTTGAAGGAGCTAATATCCCAGAATACGGGGTTCATGCCCAAGAAAATATCAATACAAATATGTACCCTTCTGAGGCACATTTTCCTGAGGATATCTACGGCCTCAGACGTAAAATAGACGATGCTGCAAATTGGGTTTACAACAAGCAAGGTGCCAAAGAAGCAGGCAAAGACCCTACTCTTGGAGCAATTGCTAGTAAGATAAGAGAGAAGTACCAAAAATCTCCGGAACCTCTTTCTCCAAAATTCCGTTCTGAGCATCTTGATAGAGTGGTTAAAGCTGAGAATGCTAGAATTGCAGAAGCTAATAAATTGGCTCCACCTGAGGCGCAGCAGCCTTTAATTGAGTTCCCAAAGACTATCGGAGAAGCTACTACTCTTTTGAACAAAGACACTGTAAGAGCCTTTGAGCAGCAAGAAAAGCTTAGCCCTGCGATTAAGGGCGAGAGAGAGATATCCCTTATCAATCAAATGGGTGGTTCTGGTGACCCTAGAGCCTTAGCTGAAGAGCTTCGTATTACTCGTCAATATCCTGAGCTTCAAGAGCTTGCAGACCGCGTACAAAGAGCCAAAAAATATAATGACGATATCGCATCGTTTGAGACTAAAAAAGCTAAGATGCAAAAAGAGACTGATTCAATCCCTTACTCAAAGGCCAACATTAACTTGGCGAGCCCTAAGTTTGTGGACGACATGGTTTCTTCTTTGGCATACTGGGGACCAGAGGTTACACTTAGAAAGTATGGCGCTCTAGCTACAGGTGTTTTGGCAGGTAAGGGTATCAATAAGCTAAGCGAAAGCAATGCAGGAAAAGTTATTAAGGAATCACCTAAATTTCCCGGCCCATATAGGGGTATAAAAGATGATTCGGAAGACAATTTTAAGTACTAAAGGAGATACTATGGAAAAGCCAATTAACCCTAAAAAATCGACAAAACTAGAGAGCTACGAGCTGGATAATCACGTTCGTACTTTGATGGACGCACAAAAAATATGCGACGATCCTGAGCTCTGCAAAGCAGTTCATTCTCATGCTAAAAAGCAGAAAAAATCGCTCCACAAAGTATCTAAAATGATCTCCCATAAAAAGGAAGAGGATATGGAGTCTTCTGAATACCACGATATGGAGTCGGAAGATGATGAGAGTAAAGAAATTAAATCTATTGCTCAAATCAGAGCAAGAAGCAAAAAACTAAAAAATAAACTTACAAAGGTAGAATAATGAATCCGTATAGCAATCTTGGGACAGAGACTTTAGGGTACTTAGGGCAAGCGGGGATTGATCCTGCTGCTGTGTCTAAGCAACCTGCTCAGGGCGGATACCCGACATATCCAAATGCTGCTGGAGTTGGCTCTCAAACTGCTGGGGTTGCACCTGCTCAACCAGAGCAGCAACCACTGCCAAACGCTCAACCTAAAAATGAAATTCCTGATGCTACTCAAAGAGGTATGTCACCATACTCTCTACTTGGGGACGCTAACTATAGAGATACTGAGCAACAATAATTTTGTCCTGCCGTCTGTTTCCTGCCAACCATGCACAAAAGCCCCCCTGTTGAGAGACAGAGGGGCTTCTTTGTTTTCTCGGACTATCCAACAAAGAGGAGTTTACCGAGAGTGTTCTAGTTGTACTTTTCTTCAACCGCTTGAAGGAATGGCTTATCCGTCAAAAGAGGCCCAAGGAGATCAACTTCCATGGCAGAAAGCTTCACACCGTTTTCAGAGAGCATCTGTAAAGACCATGGGCGGAACTCAATGGTAGATACTTTCTTTTCAAACTCCTCAAAAGCAGCCAAGTAGTCTGGGTGCTCTTGGTTGAATGGGTCGATAAACTCGATCTGTGGAGTAGTCTCACCATCTTCAATTTTGAACTTTGGTTTCCCATTTTCAAATTTCACGAAATTCTTCAGAATCTCCGTGCTCTCCTTGCGAGTCTCCTCGATTGTCTTGCGGATTGCTGCCAGAAGTTTGTTCACTTCGTAGCTTTGTGTTGGAGCCATTGGCGCGTTTGCCACTTTTCCTAACACTTGTTGTATTCTTGGGTGGAGTAATTCCTTGTAGCTCATGCTGATCATAACGTATTCCTTTGCTTATTTTGGTCAGAATTTCTTTTATCTGATCAAAGTTACTTGGGCGACATATTAAGGCCACACCCTTTGCCTTTAACACTTCTTCAAGTGTTAGAACTTGTCTTGCTGATGGGTGCCCCACATCAGTCTTAATCTCTAATCCTACGAACCAACCTGCCAGACAAATCATTTTATCTGGGTGTCCTGTAATCCCCTTTTGTTGAATTGAAAGGCTTTTACAAAACGGTAGAGTTCGTAAAAACTTATCAACCTTTTTCCGAAATACCGACTCTGCCTTCATGGATTTCCTTTAGCTCCTCGTAGCTGGCCTCATACCAGCCCCAGCCGATGAATACTCGTTTAATAAATTGCTTCGCTCTATTTTTGAAAGAACTTTGAGCTGCTTCGTATTTCTTGTATTTACTCTGAGCTTGTTCCAAAGCCTCCATTAGTACAAGATTATTTTTACGATTAATTTCGTAAGCTTGATTTAATTGCTTAATAAAGAAGTCGATTTTTTTAATCAATTCTTCTTTTGACATTTCTAATCTTGTCGAGTCAATTTCTTCTTTAATCGCGTCTACGTCTATGCTCTCAATAGTTGGTTGCTGTTCCATGTTGGGAAGCCCTTTCTCTTATCCGCGAGTGATATTTCAGACCATTCCGCACTCGCTGTAAGCGGAAGGTAGTTGCATGGATAAATGCTCTCCATAATATCAATGATTCTGTTTGGTACTTTGTCAATGTCACTATAGTGAACTTCTACAATTGCCTCGTCGTGAATACTGAGTAGCTGATGGGACTTTGTGCCTTTGAGCATCTCATCAATGCGTACCATAGCTACCTTCATCACGTCAGCGCAACCGCCTTGAATTAGTTGGTTAGGGGCTTTGTACGCCCAATCGCGTGCCATATTATTATGTCTCCCGAGCCAATTCTTAACAAAACCTCTAGTCTCGGCAGTGCGGGATGCAAGCTTAATGAAGAATTGCACATAGGGCAGAGCCTTGAAGTACTTGCTTCTGAGATCAGAACTCTCTGCACTACTGATACCGAGTTGATCTGCCATTTTATCAACTCCAGCCCCGTAAAGCAAAGCGAAGTTGACGGTTTTGGCCTCGGTTCTGGATACCCCCACCAATTCTGCTGTTGCTTGGTGTACATCGTAATTCTCCTCTTTAATCTTTCTAAGTAGCTCGTAATAATCAAGCCCTACAGGTGGCAACCCTGTCCTTACACGGTAAGCATCATAGAGCATTTTTGCCATATCGAGCATCATTCGGTATTCTTGGGATGAGTAATCAGGATTAAAAAAACAATAGTCGGGGCGAGGTATGAACGCTCTACGTACCAAAAACTCCGGCTTATCAAATACGTTAGAACCGCACTTCTCGCAAACTTCCAAAATAGTTTCATAACCTTTCCCGCATCCTTTGCACGTCATTAAATCTTCAGAAGTAATATTCTGCATGTTTGGTTCGTTACTGGAAAACCGCCCAGTATTCGTTCCACCTGAGTTCATGTTAGGGTGGAGAACATCATGCTTATCTTTAAAAGCCATGTATGCGTTGTAAAAGTTCAACTTACCTTTAGCATCCCTAGCTTTTAGTACTTCTCTAGCCAGTGGATTAGAAAACTTTTTAAGGGTGTCTTCATCAAAAGTAGGGTTGACTTGTCCAGTAGCCGTTTTATCACCCCATGAAAACTTATCTTTTTCTCCACTAAAAGCTTTTTCTAGCGTCTTAAAATGATCCACAAATTTAGTACCCGTAGAGGCCTCAAACTCCCTAACTGAAGCGTAGTATCTACTTCTCTCATACTCAATGGCACGTTTGGTATACGGCACATCAATTAGAAGGCCTCGTGTTGTACAGCGTAAAATAGCATGGTGGAGAGCCATCTCATTGTCCCGAACCTTTTCAAGACCGGGCTTACTTTCAATGCTCGCGTTCAAATATTTGTAGAGTGCAAATGCACCTTTGGCATCGTCACAAGCGTACTCAACCATAAGGTCAAGAGGTACTTGGTCAAAATGCATTTGCTTCTGAGTTGTCTTCTTATCATCTAGCGAAGTTTCAGTAACTAGCTTGTGATCGGAAATGTACTTCTTCACACGGTCATCTTTACTGAGGCCAATACGTTTAAGGCTAGAGTCTAAACCATATTGGAAGTGATCATTGTGCTCTATTCTTCCTTGTACCATTGTACAGAACACTTTTCCTTTGATATCAATATTCATTGACTCTTGAAGGGCTTGTGCATCGAATTGGGCGTTGTGGAATACAAAAGTTTTACTTTTATCTGCAAATAGTTCACGAAATTGAGCAATCTCTTCCTCGCCCAACAAAGCTTCTTCCTCACGGGGATTAAAGTTGAAGTAATATGCTTTGTGCTCGCTCTCAGCAATAATGATGGCAAACACTTTTCCATCTTTATAGGGGAGAAGAGAAGTTGTCTCAGTGTCCCCTGCAAGGACAGGGAAAGTATGGAGCCTTCTAATTACTTCTTCAAATTTTTCTTTGCTTACGAGCATCTCTAGATTTCCTAACTGAAATTATTGTGCATTCACGGCAACGAGTGCTTAGCCCATCGCTCGTACCACGACACTTATTGAAAAATTGTAACTCTTTAATTCTATTACACATGCCGCAATTCTTATGGGTTCTAGTTTGCGGATTACCAAACTTTTCATGCTTAGAGCACGTAAGTTTAATTTGTAGTTTTTTACACGCTAATAACTTACGAGTAGTTAATCTGGAATTATCACACTGCTCTTTAGGGGTAGCCCACCTGCAATTACTTGGGGAGTACGGACCATCATTATTAATCCTGTCTATAGACTTACCTTCTTCAAAAGTTTCCTCACACCAGTAGTGGTAATTAGCGTACTCATTCCATTCTTTACACACGTAAATTCCGCGTCCTCCATAGAGGTAATACCCTTTATTTCTAGGGTTATTACACCTATTTCTCATCGAAACCCACTTGCCGTAGAACTTGGGAAGTATGATTTTACCGTCTACTCTTCTTATCTTGTGAGACGATCCTTGCTTGGTAATTATCATAATCAGCTTGTAGTACCGCTCTTACGTACTGGCTGCTTGTTGTGAACGGCTTTCTTTTTCCGTTCTGTTTTACCCACTTGTCTAGCTCGGTAGTCAAGCTCAACATTCTCTTCACTAATTTTTTGTTCTTCATATTTTCCTACTTTCATTAACATCAGTTTTTTGGTGTGTTCAAGCGTACTATCAACCACGAGAGAACGCTGCTCTTTACTGGTAATTCCTTGCAATAAATCGTCAATATAATTCGTTGTAGCTTGGATGATAAGGATAGTCTCTCCTACCGTAGTATTCAAAATATCTTGATTCTGCTTCAAGAACTTACCTAGTTCAATTTCTACAAAACGTGTTGGCAATTCTTCGTTATATTTACTCATAATCTCTCCACTGGGTACAAAGACCCTGTTATAATTTGTTCAACTTCAGTCTCACGAACTTCTTTACACCAAAACTTTGTAGCAGGATCAAACTTAAAACCCTGCTCTTTTGCATAGTCATTACTCTTAGAGCCATCTTCCCAAGGCTTCTCCGTAAAAATACGGAGCTTTACTTTGGGTACTTTTGAGTCCGCTACAATCTTCTCAATGCCATAGCGAGCAAGTAACTTGATCATTAGACGGACATCAGCAATGGCCCTGTGGGCACCTTCTCCAGCCTCTGGAAAAATACCGTGGTCAAAAGCCAAGTGAGATAGCTTCTTACAGCTAAAACGCTTAGGGTAATCCACCTGCCTCATGGCACAAATAACCGGAATACCTAGAGTGTCTACACCGTTACGGGCAAGCATCTCTTTTAGGAATTGCGTATCGAATTGAGCGTTGTAGGCGAAGAGTGCCTTAGCTTCTTTGAGCACTGGCACGATTAGTTCAACTACGCTCTTCTCGCTTACCCCCTCTTTTTCGATCATCTCATCTGTAATACCTGTGAGTTCGACGATCTCTTTATTTTGAGGCTTAGTGAGAGGGGATACGATAATGAAATTAACTGAATTTAATTCTTTCCCAGTTTCATCAAATGCAACCATTCCAAACTCTGTAGGTGCATCTGTTTTAGCGTCAAAACCCTGCGTTTCAAAATCGAATCCGATATACATTTCAATCCTTAAAATTTGTGGTACCGTGTATGTATACACGGTACCACTGGTTCTTTTACACTAGGTCGCTAACAATATCAGACGAGCCTGAAGTTGGAGTTTCCTCATCACTATCCATGATAATATTGGCTGCGTTGATCTTAGCAAGAAGTGCATCGCAATTATCAAAAATGATTTGAGCTTCTTCTTTGCCGTATGCCTTCACTACTTGCTGTTGGTCAGTAAGCTTAGGTACAAAGTAAGAGCCATCTTCACTTGCTTCTTCTACTGCTTTGAATGTGAGCACGTAGCTGAATGGGCGAACATTCTTGAAGTGAATTTGAGCAGACTTCACTTGGTCAAAGAATTGAGCAAGAGGCTTACCAGCAAACTTGAAAGCCATACTTTGCAAGCTCATACCTACTGGAGTAGGGATAAGTGAAAGATCAGGAATTTCTCCAGACTCTTCAGCAGCCTTCACAGTTTTAGCGAACTCAAGCAATTGCTCTGGAAGCATTCCAAACACTTCAATAGCTTGTACGCGCTTAGCTGGGTAGTCTTTACCAGTACGTAAGTCCTTGCCAGTGTAAGTCCATGGTAGATCAGCATTTTGGTTAGTGCGTGGCTCTACGCCTTTGAACTCACCACGTTTAGTGGTCATGTCGTAGTTCACCCAAACAGCTCGTTGCTTAATTGGAATGAGCTTTAGTTCTTCGCCTTCTTTTGCCAAGATACGATCACCTTGGGAAAGTACGAAATCACCGCTTGCACATTTCTTTGCTTTCACACGGTCACTCATCGCTTGGGAGAGGAGGATGCGGGGAATTTGTAAATCCTTCGTCACGATCTCGTCGAAGTTACCTTGTTGTGGGTTGTATGCGGCCACTGTTTTGTTTTCTGTCGTTGTTACTTGATTCATTGTTTCCTTCTTTCGTTTATTAGTGCACGGTGCAATCTTTTTCGCTTCCGTGCCAGCGATTACAGGGCGACTACTACCCACCTTTTTTGTTCGATCCATTGTCACTTTCGTGGAGGACCATCCCCGGCTAGGTTGCCGCGAACTTTTATGCCTTACGAAGCGAAGCGGTCACGCTTATTGTAGGGGGTTCAATCCCTTCAAATCTGTAAGTTACCATATCCTCTCCACGAGCTTCTGCTGCTTCCCACTCGGCTTTGAGGAATGAATTTAAAGTGTTTGAGTTGACGGTAATCATGCTATCGAATACGTCCATTTCTCTTAGTTTAGCAAAGAATGCATTACGGCTTTCTTCACCCTGAGGTACTTTGAAGCTCTTGCGCTTGGTGAGCACCATGGTTCCAAGAGGGGTACGAAAGCTGTCTTGGCCAAGCTCTAAAAGCATCTTCCCCATCATGTCGTAAAGGGAGTCAACTTCCTTGCCAAGTGCTGTTGAAATCTTCTTTGCCGCCTCATACTCAGCTTCTTTAGCACGAATAGTCTCGGCGTGTTTGTTCATCTGCTCAACTGTAATTGTGCTGCTCATTTCAACACCGCTTTCACTTTATCTTTGAGCCATTGGCCAATGCCTGTTTTCTTTTTAATTGGGTAATCAAGAGACGCTTTGATTGCTTTACCCGCTAGAATTGCCATCTTCACGCCGTGCTTACCATTGGTTAAAATGTGCGCACAAAGTATCTTCATCATTTCTTCTTGTTCACCAGCGGTGACCGAAGATGGGTCACGGTCTAATAGTGATGGGGTGTTGGTAATAGCAGCAACTGCAATTAACTTCTCACCCACGGTATATTGGTCAATAAATTCTCTAACTGTCATGTTTTCCATAAATTCAATTTAGCTTTCTTTTTATTAGTTGGCAATACTTATTTTACTTTTTGTAGATATTAGTTTTGGACATGATTAAGTCACTGATACTCTTCTTATTTCTTAGTGACTCTACTATCTCTGGCTCAATGGTATCTTGTGCCACCAAATGATAATGAGTGACCTTCTCTGTTTGGCCACCTCGATAATTACGAGCTTTAGCTTGTTCGTATTGTTCAAGGGAAAAGGAACGACTATACCAAACAGTGTACGGAGCAACAATGAGGTTGACTCCAATTCCACCGGAGTACGGGTGACCGATCCAGACTTTGATCTCAGGATCGTCGATAAAGTTGCGGCGAGCCTCTTCTTTTCCTTTTGCTGAGACAAGGCCATGGCATTCCACATACCGAATCTTGAGTTTATCGCAAACCCTCTTGATGACTTCATAGTTCTGCTTCCACACTGCCCAAACTAGACATTTATTTCCCTTATCCCTACAAATTTCTTGGAGTAATTCTTCGAGGGCTTTTTCACGCTCAGTCTCGGGGTACTCATACTTAATAGGTTGCGCTTCAGACGCATCTGGAGCCGATAAACCACTAATAAATCCCGAAGTAATCTGCATAAGACGTAGGGCTTTGACCATGGCGATATCCGCTGTGAAGTTATTACCCTCGATACTAAGAACCATATCCTTTTCAAATTTATCATAATCAATCCTTTGCTGTTTAGTCAGTGGTACAGGGATGGTTACGTCCACTTCATCTGGTAGATCAAGGCAATCGGCCTTATTCACTGACATACTAACACTTGCTAATAAGCGGCCAAATAGATCATGTGTTGATGGTTTTGGTTGCCAGTCAGGAAAGTAATTCTCACTGCCCTTCCACCGAGCATTTTTATCCTCAAAATACAGTTTCACAAAATGCCAGTAGTTCGTGATGTGTTTACCAGTCACTAGGCTTTCAAGCGTTGGAAAGCCTCCCATCATCACTTTGAACTGCATAAATAAATCTTTAGGGCTATTTAGAATAGACGTTCCAGTAAGGTTTAGTCTCAATGATGGGTGAGAGTATTTATTAACTAGATCGTCCAGTGCTTTGGCCATTTTAGACGCTGGGTTTTTACATCGATGCGATTCATCGTGCACCGTAATTTCAGGCTGCCATTTCACAAACGCATCGTACAAAGGCTTCATTAATAACGACTCATAGTTGGTGATATATACGCGGCCAGCGCCTTTCTCAAATTCTTTGAGCCTTTGGGCCCCAGTGCCTCTGAGCACAATCACTTCTTTACGCTCAATCTTAGTGTATTTGAGCCATTCTTCGCGCCAATTTTGGAGAACGATAGGTGGTGCAAAAATAAGAGTACGCTGTATTCGTTGCCCTTGGTTGAACCTATGCTTCATGATCTCCAAAGCGGTGCGAGTCTTGCCAGTACCTGCTTCAAAGTGTAGAGCATAGTAAGGAAGGTTTTTTGCACGATTAATCGCTTCTTGTTGGTGTGCCCAAAGTTCACTCATAAAACCACTCATCCTCGCTACAATCGAAATTAATAGGAAGTTTTGGTACTGCTATATAATCGTACATATAAAAACCAAAATTTTTAACTTTTCTACAGTCTTTGCAAATATAGTAGTTATAGTTTCTAAGTGGGGAGTATGGCTTCCATAGGGCTTTGGCCCACGATGCGTGGAAACAAAATAACTGTTTAAAGAACTTCTTCATTTTACCCTCACAAATACAGCTACTACTTTTGTTCGTACAGCTTCAGCAAATATTGCTGCACGTTTCTCTGCTACCTTCTCTGATAGAAAAGTTCTCTCGTCCTTATACGGGTTAACCCATCTTCGCTGAGATTCTAGGTAGCATTTTACAACGTATCGCTTTTGTTTCATTTGAATCCCATCTTCAGAGAAATAGCCTGTCGCCCATTACCACCACAAGGGTCTAACGAACAATAGGTGTCTGCAGCATCAGTAACATAGAAACCACCCTCTGAATCTTTTACTACTGCCAACTGATGATCAATCAAGAAATCTAACATCTCACTGTCAGTCCAATTTCCTTGAATCTGTAAATTATGCTTAGTACAACCTGAGCAGCAACAGGAAAGCCCATCCTCTATCTTCTTTCTTAGACTAATTTCTCTCTCCGTACTTTCATTAAGAGCTTTATTAAGTATGTAGTGCCCCGCCTCAAGATTTTTTACTTTTTCCTGCAAAATAGTCACACAGGTACACGGAATTTCAATGCAACGTACTTCGTGTTTCATTCTTTTCTCCACTCACTAGAGTCTTTGCCATGAGTCTTGCGACACATGGAGCATACCCAACAGGTAGCAAGATCGAACCACCACGGATTACCACAATCACGACAATTCCCACGCTCTTTCATGTTGTCAATATTATCTTGTGTGAGAAGGTTTGAGCCAGACTCAGGAGCAAGGACTGGCTTTGCTTTCTCACTAGAGATACCGTCAGGTATCCTGCTCATAGAAGAATCTCCAATTTTTGAATGGCTAGACCGTCTTCGCCAATATCGTTATAAGGACGTTGCTTCCTAACGTGAGCAATTAGTTTCTCGCCAACAACTCGAATAATTTGATCGGCACGACAATCTTGCTCTACCTCAAAAGTTTTACTAAACTCGAAAGATTTGCCGCTACCGCCTTGGTGGTTGTCTGGGTGAAAGTCTACATAGTGAACTAAAATTTTCATTGTAAGCATTCCTCCATAATATCCCCAGCTTCATATGGTGTTGATCCGTCGTGAATAGTGTAATGGACAAAGCCACCTGCTCTAGCTTGATGGGACAGCTCATGCGCCCAATGGGCCGCAACGTCTTTGGGCCCCCAATACGCTACTGCATTGTGGTTAGAGTAGATGCGTGTCTCGCTCTTGCCACTGGCCCATGAGGCATCAGAGTCATCATAAAAGTTATAGGTGTACCCGATGGTGCTAGATCGTGTGTAGTACCATCGAAGATTAAGAGCGTAAGGAGCATTCTTCACGTAAGCATTGTAAGCTTCCTCGTTCGTCTTTGGGCTCTTCTGAAATACTGAGTTGAAGCTCACGAACTTATGGGTAAGCCATAAAGTGCGAAGCTTTCCTGACTGGTAACATTTGTTCATTAAATCAATTGCAGGTTGAGCAAAAGCCTTATCAATACCTGAAGCTTCGTCATAGGTTACAAATAAACTTGTAGGTGTTGCTGTTGGTGACGCTGTAGCCGTTGGCTCAGGGGTTACTGTTGGCGTAGGGGCTGGGATTACTGAGGTACTTTTGCAGGCGCTCAATACAAGTAGAGCTACGATAATTAAATTTTTCATGGGTTCCTTTTTAAAACCGCCCACCCCTAAAGGTAGGCGGATTAGATTACTTCTTAGCTTTAGCAGCTTTTTTCTTTGAAATCTTTTTTGCATTTTTCTTAGTTGGCATAACATTCTCCTTTCTTTCTGCGACCCATTCTACAAAGCACTTATTAGAGCTGAGCATATGAATCTTGTGTTCTAAACTATCTTCCATCTCATCAATGTACTGGACATAAAGTTCCCAGTATTCATCTAAATTTCTATCCACGGGTTGCCTCAAAGATAAGCGCTGCCATGATTGCAAACCAAAGAATTATTAGATACCATGTTTCCTCAAATCTCATGAGAAACGCTCCTTTTTCTCTTCTTTTGGGCATTTCCTAGTAGCGTAGTCAAAGAAGTAAAGCTTACGGGAAAGAATCTCTCTCCCACCGTTTTCATGCCACTTGTGAAAGTCTTCTTCCTCAAACTTACTCACAGTGTATTTTACACCTTCCGAGCGGTCCCAACCATGTTTTGCCTTCTGCATGAATATGAAGATAGCAGCATTTTTTAGAAAAGCAATCTATTTTATAATTTATCTATGAACTCTTTTAATTCGTCAGAATATTGAAACCATTCTCTCTGTATTTTGTCTTTATGGAAGCGTTTGTGTAGTGCTACTTCATCTAACATTGTGCCCTCGATGATTTTAAGAACATCAAAGTCATACGGTGACCAAGTATTCCCGTATTTTAAACGCTTCTCTACTGTGTTTCTAGTGAAGCCAATCTTCACAGCATCGAGCTTCTCGGCAAGTAAAAAGTAGATATAGCCACACTGCTTCTCTGGTCTAGCCATGCTTAAATGGTAGCACACGAAAAATGTTTGCAATCGGAAATCTTAGTAGTATTCTTAACAACGGACACAAAAAACATGAAACAAAAATTAATTGACCTCGGGATTGATCTAAACCAGATCAAGCCAAATGCGACGACCTCTCTCAAATCTAACCACGGCACTGTATGGGTAAAGAATTACTCAATAGACGTCAATAGCATCACCTTCAATGTCTTTATCGTTGGCTCTTATTCGGGCCTTGAGATGGGCGAGGATGGCGAGCGAGTGTTGACACTCTGGGAACCTATTGGAGAGGTGCCAGACGGGCACATTGATCCTTTGGAAGTGGTAGCTGCAATCCAAAAAGGTGTTAAAGAAGAAGATGCCCGTCAAAAACGTGAAAAAGTAATCGTTAACGAGCAAGTAGCCAGAGAAGCGCAAAGATATCTTGAACAATTGAAGACTTCAGGCTTCGTAAATGGCTTAGAAAGCCCATATTTAAAGCGTAAAAAGCTTGAGCCAATGAAGGGCGTATACATTGAGCCTAGTGGCACTCTCATTATCCCTATGATGGGCGAGCGAGGCTTTGTTTGGAATTACCAGCGCATTACTCCAGAGGGTGACAAGTATTTCCTCACTGGCGGACGTATCTCTGGGTGCTACCACATTGTTTCTTTTGGTACTTCTAACACTATTTTTATTGGTGAAGGATATTCTACTTGTGCCTCAGTGGCTATGGCTCTGAAAGAACAAGGTAAGCGCGTAACAGTAGTATGTGGGTTCAACTCAGGAAACCTTCCTCACGTTACGAGAGCGATTAAAGCACTTCACCCTGACAAGAAAATTATCATCCTAGCCGACAATGACCAGTGGAAAGAAAAGAATACAGGGATTTTAACAGCGCAAAAATGCGGCGAAGCTTTTGTGACTCCTCAGTTTGACCTCGATAATCCTGAAGTCCAAGCATCTAAACCTACCGATTTTAATGATCTTCATGATCTTACTTCTTTGGGAGAGGTATATCGTCAAATAAGCGGTGGTATTACCGCGATTGCTGATGCTGAAAAGAAAAAGGCTGAAGTAGCTGTATCAGGTGACGATGAAACAGAAATAAGCGTAGCAAAAAAGCTTATCACGCACTTTGGTGACTCCATCATTGCTTGTGGTGAAGATTTGTTCCTTTGGGATAATAATAATGGCTATTGGAAGCATTTAGAAAAGGGAAACTTCCAATCAATCTTGCAAATTATCGTTAGAGCCTTTGGGAATTCAGCTACTGACAAGAAAGTACGCGGAGCCTTTAACCTTTTTAAAATAGGAATTCCCCAAGAATCCTCAGATATTTTCACTCAAAAGAAAAACTTATGTAATTTTAAAAATGGTACTTTAGTGCTCCAAGATGGTAAAGTATGGCTGAAAAACCACGATAAACGAGATCTTTTAACTTATTCGCTGCCTCTTTTGTGTCCACTCAATGTAGCGAATGGCCTTGCGGGTGGGGAGTATTCCCCGCCCCAAGGTTTATTTAAAACATTGTTGGAGCAAGTGACAGAGAATGACCCCGATAAGCTTAAAATGATCTCTCAGATGTTCGGCGCTCTCCTCTTTCCTCTACACCCTCAAATTTTCTTCATCATTGGTGACCCTAATAATGGGAAATCAACCATTGCAAAAGTAGCCCTTAACCTTGTCGGCTCTGAAAATTGTTCTAGTGTTTCTCCTTCCAAGCTTTTTGGCTTTCACCTTCACCAAACTATGGGAAAGCGTGTAAATTATGACCTTGATATCCCTACTCGCTACCCTTTGACCGATGACACTCTCAAGAAAGTCATTGATCAAGTTCCTATACAAATAGAGCGTAAGAATAAAGATAGCGTTAAGGCTACTCTCCCCCCTGTTCATTTATATGTGGGAAATGATCTCCCGAACCTAGGCGAGGGAAGTGCTAAGCCCTTCGAGCGGAGAGTAAGCTTCATCACTGTTACCGCTAAGGAAGTGACAGAGCCTATCCGCAATCTAAACGAACAAATAATGGCCAATGAAATAGAGCACGTGATTGCCTTTGCAATAGCTGGCGCATTGAGCCTTTGTGCAAGCGGCGGGGCGTACGCTCAAACGGACGGAAAAAAGGCCGCGTTAGCTGAATGGGAGCTATTTAGCTCCTCTGAAAAGGATTTTATAGACTTGCTAAAAAGCGACGGTGTGCCAGTGTATGACGATGACGGGAAAGCTACGGGGGATAGGCTATTTTTTGGCGATGGTGTAACGCCTAGGCCTTTGATTGCAAATGCTGCAAAGAAAGCGTACGGCCAGACATTTAGAAAGCATCATCTATTTAAAGCACTGGCAAAGAATGGAAACACAACATTAACACTTAACGGTATTGTAGTTTTCAAGGGCATAGTGGCAAGGCGAGAAGAAACAGGAATATAAAAAGGCCACTAGGGGAGGTGAAACCCTAGCGGCCAATTTTGCTTTATTTCCCTCTAATAGCGGCAAGCAAACCGATAATAAAGACAACCACCAAAGACAGCGGACTGTCATGGTGCTTGTGATGATGATTAGACATAGATGCCCCCATTCACTAAAAGGGCATAATGCTCTCTTAGTGACCGAAGCGAATAGAATCGCCTGTTGAGGCGTTCATACTCATACTTTTAATAGTAGGTGCATCTTGAATAAATGACTTCACTTGCCCAACAATTAGCCCAGCAATAGTGAGAGCGCAATAACTTGTTGCCTTTGCAGTGCAAGGTGCTTGCTCAGCGTCTTTGTCAGAATACAGGCTTTTTTCGTATATATCGTGCTGATCTTGGCCGCTTGCAGTATAAAGCAAAATTTTCTCCGCTCCCATGCGCCCATCGATAATATCACAGTCATAATCCATGCAATCAAAAAGCATCTTTCTAACTTCCATGCTATCCACTGCAAAAATTACAATGCCCCTCGTTTTAGTACCGTCTATAGGTGTAAACTTGCGTCTTCTAGTTAGTACCTTTGAACCTACAGCCTCACAAATACTTTCAAGCGCTGCTACTTTGGGCATTCCTACATGGTTAAACGAGTATAGTTGATTACCGACATTCTCAATCGATACGTCGTCATGGTCATACACTGTGATATTTGAAAAGCCCATTTTAGCCAGTGCAAATACTGTCCACGAGCCAATGCCCCCAGCGCCTATCACTGTTATCGGAGTATTGAGCCTTGTTTGATCAATCAGATCATAATGGCGTGTTAAATGCTCTTTTTTGTCTATGCTATTTTTAAGCGTGATACTTATCATATTTTGCCCCATTCTCTAATTTTTCCCATTTTTCTGCTTCTAATTTAATGTAGCTCTTTTGGTCTAGCGCCATTTCTTTGTATTCCATAATCGCCCCGCGCTTATCTTTCTTTTTAGCCTTTGAGCCTTTGATCGTAGCAATTAAGCGCTCTAAAGCTTCGTCAACTTCCTTGATAGTTAGGCCATACATAAGCGTATTGCATTCGTTAGTTATCGAAACAACTTCATCGGCTGTTAGTGCTTCCTCAAATGCGTCAATGTCATAAGTCTGAGAAAGATTAGAGCCGTAATTCATTCCTAATTGTTGCATAGGGTTCACAGCGCCATAGCCCATCCAAGGCTTACGCTCTGGTATCGTTTCCTTACACTTTAATTCGAACTCTTTAGACCATTCTGCTTTTACCTCAGCGCTTTCTACTGAGTTTTTAAGCGCTAACTCTAAAGCTTTTCGAGCCGCTAACACTTCCGCATGTTCCTCAATCATCACCGTGACATCATCAAAATAAAGATTAGGCGATAGCTCTGAGCCTTTGAGCCATACAGCGCCGCGCTTTTCTTTCTTCTTGTTGAATACTACAGCCACACATAAGCCATTGCGGCCAATTTCTTCAATAGTGTCTCTGTCAGTCTTTGACCAAAACACGCCCATATCTACGTGAGAATGCCACCAGAAATACATGCCACCTTGACTAGCTCTAAGGTCAAAAAGAGCCTTAGCTACTGCGCTCGCGTCAATCTCTGTGTGTGTCGCTGTGTTTTCTTGTTTAAGTAAAACTATCTCAGTTACAAGATACCCTTCTGGGGTAGTGATAACCTTACCTAGTCCCGAGCATTCAATGTCTGACTTATCGACAAAAAATTGAATTTGTTCATTAATACGATGTGGGATTGTTATTTTCATATAATCACCTCAATTTCTGGCTTTTCGCCATTGTTTCTCTTTAAGCTTCCTAAGTTGGCTTTCTCAAAATAATGGTCAAGCCCAGCATACGGCGTACTGTCAGGGTTAAAATTAGTCATAGTTAAATATAGCTCGTTTAAAGCTTCACTAATTTGCCCCGCCGCTAGTTTATCCCTGATGCTTCTCTCATTATTCCCCATGCATACTCTCGATTCATTAGAAATATATGGGCACACATTGTCTTGGAAGTTCTCAGGCAGTTTAATGCTGACTATTGATTGATCTCTCAAGTTAACATTGAAACAAAGCTTTCCAAAGTTCATACGCTGACCAAGATAGGAGTAATAAACGTCATTTCTAGTCGTCACAATAAGCCTAAAGCCTTTGTTATAGTGCTCTTGCCCGTAAACGACTTTTCTATCTTCCCCGCATTTTTCCACCATAAACAAAGAGTGCGTAAGCACTAGCTCATCACATAGCACTGGCCTTGCTATTTTACCCATTGACGAGCAATAGCGAACTAAGTCATTGCCGTGATTTCTCCTCGCATCGATACCACGATAAAATTGTTCAAGGCGAGCAAGATAAATAGCAGCATGGTCAGCGCTGTTATGCTCTCGAAGCTTAGCAAGAAAGCGCCCGTTAGGTCTAAAAGCCCTAATTTTGCGCTGTTTTTTAGGGTTATTGTATATAAATACAGCCTTTAAAATGTCGGCCTTTTCCGTCAATGTTGCTACTTTACTCAATAGCTTTTTAGGTGCCCCTTGAGGAAATACTTGCGATAAAAATACGTCTTTCCACAGTACTTTTTTAGGCTCGATAGGTTTCATAGGTTCTTTGAGCCATGTAGCTGGTATCTCATCGGTACCGCGTGCAAAATTAATAGCCTCTTGCATGTTGCTGTACTGATTATAGTGCGCCTCGTATCTTTCAACTTGCCTTATTGTAAAGCCTCTACCTTGATGATCGACGGCTTTGCTTTTTAATGATTCAGGCTCTCCTCGGTAGCGATAGCGCGATATCATTTCCATGGCTAGCGTACGATAATTAGCATCACTAGGGGATACGTCGTTCGGATAAATTACGGGCGGCGAGCTTGATGCGATAATATTTTGTGAATATTCTATCGCGGTCTCTACCTCGCCCGTTTCTGCCAATTTTCGCTCGTAGTATTCCACTTGCTGAAACGTGTAGTTTCTATTTCTATGATCTCTAATGCGTCTATCCACCGCGCCATAGTTCGTACCACGATAATGTTGCACAATTTCTCTTATAGCATCATCAAACCTAGTAGACGGGAATGCCATTGATTGCTGGCTGCAAACCTCAGCAAATTGCTCGTATGTTAGCGTGCATACTTGCTCAAGCGATAGAGAAAGCGTGTACATAAGACTTTCAATCGCGGGAAGCATTAGGAACGTGCCATGATACTGCGCTGGCGCTGGGATAAGTTCATCTAGTATCGTTCTTGTTGGTTGAATACCGCTAAGCATATAGCGAGCAGCATCGTTAATATCTTGTGGACTATACATTTTTCACCTCTGAAACTCCCCTGATATAGTTAAGGCTCGAAAAGTAGGGGAATACTCTCCGAGCCTTTAGTCATTTAGCCTATTTTTATTACTTCGCGCCGCCCTTAGTAGCAGTAGCAAAAGATACGTGCTCGTAATCGCTTAGAGAGTCAGTCATTGAAGCTGTTTCTCCATTGATCTGACATGTATAGTTACCTTGTGGTAATCCAGACTTTTCAAAAGCTTCCTGAACATTGTTCGCCGATACAATTTTTGGTTGAGCGCCGAGAACGTGAATCGTGATATTTTTAGCCATTTTGTTTTCCTTTGAGGGTTTAAAAGGTGTCACCTCACACCGTTATTACCTTTGAGCGACATGCCCAAAGGCTCAGTGAGTCCAAAGAATACAGAGAAGCATGGTCTGATAAACCATGTAAGAGTGTAGTCTTTGAACCTTTGAGCCTTTGGAACTAACGATCGTTAGGGTAAGGCTGCGAGGAAATATAGGGGCATGATGGGTTGTAGGGAGTGTTTACATTGAAGCGGCGCTTGCAATCGTTCACCCAAAAAAACCACGCCGGAGAACCACAATAGTTAGTGTTACGGCTAAGACATGCCTCATAGGCGTTAAGCGTCGGTACTGGCTGATACTGGCCATTGGTCTGCATGTTGAGGCCATCACCACAGCCAACAGCGAGAGCGCCTAAGAATAGAAACATGAGAGAATACATTGCGTAGATTAAATAGTTCATGACTGCACCTCGATATTGAAAGCTTGTGGGCCTTTGGGCCCAGTGACTAGTTCAAAGGATACGGCTTGACCTTCCTTTAAGGTCTTGAAGCCATCCGACATGATAGCGGAGTAGTGAGCAAAAATGTCAAGCGGTGCGGCATTGGCTCCAGTGCAATCTTCAGATTGAAGAAAGCCAAACCCTTTAGCGTCGTTAAACCATTTCACAGTGCCAGTAGAACGGTGTGTAGTCTGGCTAACTCGAATAGGGAACTTGCTGTGCTCCTCAGTTAATCCTGTAGCGTGGTTGTAAGTTTTGCGGCTCATTACATCACCCCCATAAAAGTTAGTTCAAGCGTTAGGGTAACGATTGCGGCAATAGCAGCGGCGAGCGCTGCTGTTTTGAGATATAGGGAACGGTTAGAATTGAAAGACATATACTGTACTCCTGAACCAAAGGCACAATGAACCTTTGGGCAAATTAAAAGGGAACTCGTAGTGAGTCATTGTGTTTTCTTAATATGCTAGTAGTGTGCCAAGTGTAATAGAGCCTTTGATGCGGTGCTATTGGAATGAGTAAAAGGATAGCTATTTCATAACGCATATAAGTCAAGATAATTTACAAATAGGTATGTAAAAAGGATAGCTTTTTGTGAGGCATAGAGCCTTTGAGCCTTTGGGTGTAATTTCACTCAAAACTACACTTAAAACGATTTAGTCAGAAGTTACGCTTTGCATTCGTTTCATTCGCCGCCCCCCCTCTAAGAAGGTGCTAACGCGGTGCTTAGTGTAGTTTTGAGGCACTTTTTCAAATGCTCTAAGTATCGCATAATCATTGAAAAATAGTAATTTCATTAAAAACAAGCCCCCCTAAAAAGTCCGACTAGTGAAATAACGCTATGCAATTATACCCCCCCCCCTGAATGAAATGCCAGTACGCCCAGCGATTTAAGTGAAATTACTTTTATCCAATGGTTACGAGGTATTTAGAGCATTTGAAAAATAGGCTTTATTTTACACTAAGCAGTGCGTCAGCACCTTCTTAGAGGGGGTGCACTATTCAAATGAATGCAATGCGTAACTTCTGACTAAAACGTTTTTTGGTGTATTTTGGTGTATTTTACACCCAAAGGCTCAAAGGCTCTATGCCTCACAAAAAGCTATCCTTTTTACATACCTATT